CTTGCACCGCCTTATAATGCACGGCTTCATCGTTTAAAGCATAGTCATAACTAATTGTAACAGTAAAGCCGTTAGCACTCGCTTTAATGCGTGAGCCTCTAGTGTTTGTTGGGCTTAAGTATTTAGTTTTAATAATAACCATTTTGTTTACCTTTTCTGAATTCCCGCTTAAGTGCGGTATGTGTTCACTATACATTATTAAATAATCAATGCAAGCATTATTTAAACATTTGTTTTAATCAATAATAGATTATCCATAAGTTTTATTTATCAATAATAATACAGCGATATATTAAATAGGAACGCATGCGAATAACTTAATAATAAACCTTTGTCAAATACTATTTTGTTATATTAAAACAATTATATATAAATAAATTGTGCAGTCTTTATTGTTCAATGTTGAACTGGATAATTAAATAAGTTTAGCTAAGGTTATGGCACCACAACGCAACCATACTTTGCACAATATGTAAAATTTACATAATTTAATAAATACTTTGTAATATCTACATAACTATATCGTTATATAGTTGCATAGTTAGATTGATAGGGGGGGGTATGTTTTAGGATTTTATAAATATTTATAGGTATCACAGCGACCACAAAAAAGGTAAATTAGGGAATCACAAGAAAGACTAGTCTGACTATATAAAATAAGGGGGTCTAGAACGCATTTCTAGGGAGCCCTGCTGGGGGTAACAGAGGATGTCTAGGGTAACCCCTTAGAACGCACAGGAAGGTGCCTAAAACAAGAGATAATTGATTACTAATACCATCATATCAGTTTATAATAATAATCAGTCCTACGATGTTAAACAAGGGAGTTGACAACTTTGGTTCATGCTGCCGCATTTCACTTCCGTAGCGTAAGCGTAGGACAATATATAATATAAATATATATATTAATAATATATTATATTAATATTATTATATATAAATAATAATTAGAACAACATAGTACTATATAGTATTTAGGGTAACATAGTTTTAAATAAAAGTCAACTAGATTTTAAACAAATCTAAATATACTAAATATAAATAAATCCTTGTATAAATAAACTAATTGACAAATCTAAATACTTATGGTATAATTAGAATATAAGAATGGATAATTCAACTATAGGAGCAAGCCGTAAGGTTTGTGAACGATGAACCCAAAACCAAATATAAATATCCTTGTTCAAGAGGCGTCAGCCGATGTTCCCCGTGTGCAAGAAGTAGACAATGAACTTGCTTCATTACCCAAAAAGAAAAAGGGTGGTAAACGAATAGGTGCTGGTCGCCCTGCTTTAGTTCGTGAGAACTACAAGCGGCAAGAGATGGGACTTAAACCTATCCCTAAAACCCCTATTAATGCTAAACGAGATGCAAATCGCATACTCCCCGTTAGCAAGAAGGCAAGACACCAAGAAATATTAGCTGGTTTATTAAACAGCAAGGGTAAGGCGGTAATCCAAAAGATATTGGACAAAGCCCTAACTGATGGCGATGCTGACCAAATGGCGTGTCTTAAGTTGGTGGCTGACCGAATAATCCCTGCTGATTATTTATCTAAGGCTAGTGGTAAGGGTAATCAAATTAATATATCCATCACGGGGATTGGTCAAGTGGAAACCTCCACATACGACAACGATGATGTTCAAGACGCAGAGATAGTAGAGGATAACGAATAGTGGCTGCTGGGGATTTTACTGCATATGGTGTTGTTAATAGACCAACTAACTGGTCTTATAATAAATCTATTGGTAATTTAAACCTAAATGCTATGGCTGATGCCAATCGTGGTGCATTGATTGGTGATGTTAATTATAATACCCCTGTTGGAACTGTTGGTTATTCAAAAGGTTTAAACGCACCTAAAGATATGTACTATCGTTATGGTGGCGATAATTTTAATGTTGAAGCAAGACCTAATGGCATTAGAGGAAGTTATATGGGAGATGGATTTCAAGTGAACGCTACTGATAAATCTTTAGATACATCTTTTAATATACCAATGGAAGATAAATCTATGGATGCTAGTTTTGGTATTAACTATGATGGTTATACTAAAACCCCTGCTGTTCAAGCACAGATTCGCAAAGAACTATTTAATAATGGATTTATAGATGCCTCAGGTAATATAACACCTAAAGGTTATGAATTTAAATTAACTGGTGGTTTTAACTTTTAATGGCAGCAGGTGATTTCATCCCTTATGGTGTGGCAACAATGCCAAAATATTCTAAATTAGAGATATCTGATTTTGCCCATAATAATGCTAAAAGCGTTTATCCAAATAAAGAACAAGCAAATAAAGAACGAGATGCTTATAGGCATATCTTGTGGCAAGCAATGACAGCTAATCAATATGGCGAACCTACAGCCAATATGCTTGGTAATATGCACGAATCACAACTCCCTTTTGTAGGGACACCATTCCAACCTGCTGACCAAAAGGCTATGGATTTATACAATAATAGATTAGGTGTTGAGTTAGGATTACGAGTAAAGACGCTTCCTGAGATGATGATGGAAGCTAAGAAAATAGTAGATTCAGGCAAGGCTAAATTAGATTCATACGATGGGTCTTATTAATGGCAGATTTAAATGTCAAGCTTCACGAGAAGCAACTAGAAGTATTTAACGATAACCACCGTTTCAAGATTTTAGCTGCTGGTAGGCGGTTTGGTAAAAGTCGGTTAGCCGCTTGGCTCCTAATTATTGAAGCCCTGAAGTCGACAGAGAAGGATGTCTTCTATGTTGCGCCAACTTACCAACAAGCAAAAGACATCTTGTGGGGATTGTTAAAAGAGATTGGGCATGATGTCATTGCCTCGGCACATGAGAATACCTCTGTCCTTACTCTTGTTAATGGTCGTAAGATTTACCTCAAGGGTGCAGATAGACCTGACACTCTACGGGGTGTGGGTTTAGCGTTCCTAGTAATCGATGAGTATGCTGACTTAAAACCAAATGTTTGGGAACAGATTTTACGTCCAGCCTTGTCAGACGTTCAGGGTGGTGCGGTGTTTATCGGAACCCCAAAAGGTAGAAACCATTTCTACGAATTATTTAAATATGCGGAAAGTGAGAGGGATGATGAGTGGAAAGCGTTTCATTTTACTTCCTATGATAATCCCCTTATTCCAGCAAAAGAGTTTGACAATGCTAAACAAAGTATGTCATCTTTTGCGTTCCGCCAAGAGTTCATGGCATCGTTTGAAGCAGCAAGCCGTGACTTGTTTAAAGAAGAATGGATAAAGATAGATGAAGAAGAACCTATTGAAGGTCGTTTTTTCATTACTGTTGACTTGGCTGGCTTTATCAATGTGGATAGAGAATCAGGGAATAAGAATAAAAAGCTGGATGAAACGGCTATAGCTGTTGTTAAGGTGCACGAAGGTGGTTGGTGGGTTGCAGATATTTTGCATGGTAGGTGGGATATTCAAGAAACTTGCGCTCAGATAATGAGGGCTGTTGTTCAATATGAACCTGTTGCTGTTGGAATTGAAAAAGGAAGTTTAAAAAATGCTGCTCACCCTTACCTTACAGACCTTATGCGTAGGCATAATCACTACTTCCGCATTGACGATGTCACTCATGGCAATCAAAAGAAAACAGACCGTATCATGTGGGCACTCCAAGGGCGATTCGAGCACGGGAAGGTCACGCTAAATGAGGGAACATGGAATAATGAATTCATTGACCAGCTTGTCAACTTTCCTAACTCACAGTTGCATGATGACCTTATTGATGCCTTGGCATACATTGACCAAATACAAATAGTAGAAAGTTCAAATAGTTTTGAAGAAGAAGAATATCAACCAATTGACGCAATTTCGGGGTATTAAAAATGCAAAATAAGTTAGTAGAATGGATTGTAAGTTATACAGACGAGTGGCGTGACCACCGTGATGACAACTATTTGTCTGATTGGAAAGAATACGAACGCTTGTGGCGTGGTGTATGGGCAGCCGAGGACTTAACACGTAGCTCAGAGCGTAGCCGAATCACTTCCCCTGCTCTGCAACAAGCCATTGAGAACCACACGGCTGAGATTGAGGAAGCTGTCTTTGGTCAAGGCGACCATTTGTTTGAGATTGAAGATAACATGGGTGATGAAGACCCATTGGATATCGAATATTTACAGCAATACATGAAGGAATGTTTTAAAAAGAATAAAATCCGTAAATCTGTTGGTGATGTTATCCTTCTTGCCTCTATCTATGGTACGGGTATTGGTGAAATTACCCTCAAGAAGTCCAAAGAGTTTAAACCTGCTACTCGCCCATTAGAAAATGCTGATGCGATTCAGATTGGTGTGGAAGAAGTAGAGAAAATTAATGTTGCGTTGCGTCCAATTAACCCACAAAACTTCCTTATTGACCCAAATGCCTCAACTATTGAGGAAGCGATGGGTGTTGCCATTGAGGAATTTGTATCTGCTCACACTATTGCTCAAAAAGTCAAAGAGGGTGTGTATAAAGACACAGATATTGATGACGATGCGACACCAAATAAAGACCTAGAGGCTTCTTGGATTGACCAAGAGTATAATGATGACAAAGTTCACATCATTCGCTACTATGGCTTAGTCCCAGCCGCCTTATTGGAATCTGAAGGCGAGGAGGAGATTGTTGACCTACTTGGTGAGGAAGATGAAACCGAGTTGATGGAGGAGTATGGCGATTTAGTAGAGGCAATCGTTG